CCTCTGCAGAGGAAGCTGATACAGCTACACTGGCATACGAGACCAGTCCCTGATCATCCAGATCATTCTGCATCTTCTCCTGTGCTCTCTGTATCATGGCAGGGAGAGCACCTACAAACTCTGAGCCGTCGTTCTCAGTAGTTTCTATGATGATGCTGACAAGAGAATTAAAATCCACAGTCTAACTCCTAGCCATAGTAAACATAAATTTTACCACCGTTACTTGCGCCAGCAACAGAGACATTCCCTAGGCACCTGACACCGCTGTCCTGCATATAGATACTATCACCAGTATTTGCAACTAAAACAGGTTGCTTGATAACAGGTCCATTAGAAGCTCCTATGACAATTTCTGAAGCAACGGTGACAGCGTAGGTGTACATTCTGATACGTGTGTCAGAGAGGGTGACACTGGTCTGCACATCACAGAGAAAACCATTACCACCTGCTCCCCCTATGACATGCGCTATTCTAGTTGTAGTACTCATCTATTAGTCTCCTGAGTAAAAAGGGGGAGAACCATCTGCTGATCCTCCCCCTATTATAGATCAAACTCTATGTCTTTCCAAACAACAGGAGGTTATCTTTCCACCGCTGCCATAAGAAAGTCAAGGGACAAGGTTTTAACAACTGCCTCACCATTCTGAATACCGAAGGAGATAGTAAGCTCTTCGTCATCAGGAGCGTTAACGGTGCTTGCAATCTGACCTACTTTAACGCCATCTTGGTAAGCACGGAACACTGGACCACCCGTGGCAACGTCCAGAGGATCATACTCAAAAGAGAGGGTGACAAACGTATCATCTGCCATTGCGTTCATTTCCAGAACAGAAGTACCAAAATCATTGTCTTTCTCAATGACAAAATCAGGTTGAGTATCTCCGTCTGGTTTAAAGAAGTAGATACCATCCGTAATATCCAGAGGGGTTGTATCAGTGATCTGAAGACCCATGATAATCTCTGACTGAGTAGCATCGTTGGTTTTAAACCTAGACGTAAAGAACATTCTCTTGGTAGAATCCCAGAGGAAAGACTCGCCTTTCAACTGGAAGAAGTCCAGGTCATTGTCGCCTGCAGCGTTGGTGATCAGAAGTTGCCCCCCTGCACCTGCAGTGATAACCTCTGTGGCGGAACCTGTGCCAGCCTCAGTGGTGGTGATGGTGTAGATACCAGAGTGAAATTCAAAGAAATCATCGTGGTACATGTAGTATTTAAAGGGGTCCATGTAAGGGTAATTAAAAAGAGGATTACCTTTTATTTGGTTAGAGACGCCGTTGGGAAAATGTGTAGGCATAGTGAACAGTCCTTTCCTAGACCAGTACCCTTAGAGCGGCTTCGCCTTGTAGGGCACCATTCAAGTATGTATGAAAAAGAGTGGAGGAAGTTTTTAGGCTCCCTCCACTGTAGCAGTAACTACGCTCCTTGTGAACCGAAGTAACCTCTCCAGTCCGACCAGCCAAAGCTGTAGCGTTCTCTGGCCTTGAACCGGAGATTACCCGTGTCAAAGTCAGGCTCCATCTTGGTGGCAAGCGGTGCTCTGATGAACATCTTGGTCCCGTTGGGAACATCCGTTCTGATAAAGAACGCATCAGGGTCACTGAATCGCTTGTTCACCATGTAACCAGAGGGGAGCATACCCTGATGGTTAATGGAGTTGATGTTGTTGTCAGCCGTATTTGACTGATAGGGGCTGTTCAGGACACGGTCTGCCGTGAACTGGTTGCTCGGAGCAACGTGCAAAGACTGCGCGCCAGCACCGATTAAGATACCTCTATCATCTTTCAACGTCTGAATAGACACCAAAGCAGTCTCTAGAGCAGCTTCAGAAAGATCAACCGTACCCGTGGTACCAATCAGATTGCTCTGGATACCATCACCCACGGTGGGGTGACTGGCACTGAACATTGGTTGTCCGTCGCCACCAGTGATGGTAGCGGCAAAACCTTGGTTGAACGTCTGAGCAGCTTTCGTCTGCTTAGTACTTGCCATGGAACGAGCAAGCCCTCTGGCACGTAGCTTGGCAAACGTGTCATAGAGGTTGTCTTCCATAGCTTCCTCAGTTACAGAGAAGGCAAGAGCAATCGTCTCTGCCACGTAACGTGAGGTATAGCTTTCTTGTGCATTGTCATACTGGACAGAAGCGCCTTCACCCTTGACAGGTGCCTCGCCAAAGCCAGTGAAGAGGACTTCTTCTTCAAACGCACGGTCAGAGTTCTCTACTTCATAAAGAACACTGTATTCATCGGCAACTTCTCCGTACTCAATACCGAAGACGGCATTAAGACCCGGCAGAAGCTGCTTGGCAATACTAGCTCTATTAATAGCCATTATCTAAGCTCCTTTCAGGTTAAGCACCAGATGACACAGCGGTCAACTGATGGTGGATAAGTTGAACTTCCGCAATCGGGAAGGCACGGTCTGCAGCCACGTCAATGTCGTTACCTGGGGTATCAACAAAGTCAACGATGCGGAACATTGCAGCTACACCACTGGTACGACTGGCAACGTCTAGACCGAAGCCTGAACGTCCAGTAAAGGTAGAACCCGCACCACGGGTAACTGTAAAGTTGTGCTCCATGATGTCGCCAACAGAAGAACTGGCGTCACACTGGACTTCAAAAGTAGCTTGAGGATCATCACAAACAATTGCATAAGCATTGCTTGCAGACGTTCCCGTGGGCCAATGCTTACGGAATTTTGGCTCACCGTCTTCTTCGTAGTAACAGCCCATAAACACACCGATTGGGTGATCAGAGGCACCGGAGTCATTACCAATGACAGACACAACACCGTTTCTAACGTGGACAAGATCACCCGTGAAGATGTTCCCTGCCGCTGCAGAAGCAATACGGTAGTTACGCGTCTGCGTGGTATTGGCACCAGCAGAATATCTACGAGAAGGAGTGAGACCGTTTAGGGCTTTTGTCGTAGTCATACTACGCTCTCCTTTTTAAAGATGAGTAGAATAAGTAGCAGCAGTTTTTTTAGTTTTGGAACTGCGGCATTCTACCCTTGGTTACAGTTGAAGTGCTACTGTTTGAAATGGGCATTTTAGAGGTTGAAGATGACATTAGTTGCTGATTTACAGCCTCCATAAGGTCGTTTGCTTTTGCCTCATAATAATCATTTCTGGCAACTGACTTTCCACGGGGCATCTTGGCTAGAGCGACATCCCCCCGTACAACGCAGTTGGTGTAACGTCCACTATTTAAAACAGTTGCAGAGTGTAACATCTCAGGAATTTCTTCAGGAGTTACAAATACCCATCCCTGCGTCATCTTGTTACCTACATTTTTATAGTCATCTTCACCTTTGAGGGTGATACGCACCCAGCGGAGAACCATGTCTTCATTGGTAAATCTGTCTACAACTACGTCAGGCACGTCAAGATAATTTGGTTCTTGATACGTGTATTCTTTTGTTTCAGTTTCCCTTGTGCCAGTTGTTCTGCTACTTGCTTTACTCATCTTTAAACGCTCCTTGTTTTTTTGTTACGCGCACTTTTTAACTTACCCAATGGGTACATACTCTCCTGCTGCACGGTCTGCCCGTGCTTTTTCAGCAGCGTACTTCTCAAGAGGTATGTTCCACTTCTGAGCTAACTTAACATCTGCTTGAGTAAGTTTCACTTTTTTAGAAGAGGAGTTGGAAGGAGAACTGCGCGACTGTCCTGCCACCACCTGTTGAGTATTTCTTTGTGCAGGAGCTTCCTGTTGCACTTCTCTGTTAAACTTGTGCGGAAACTCGTGCCTCATTCTAGAATCTACCTCTGAGTAAAAACCCTGAGAGGCGGGATCATAACCTTCTTCTTTAAGCTGTGCGTCAATTGTAAGAGCCGCCACGGTCATAATGTTATCAGAACCAAACCAAGTATTCTCTGGTTTCTTGCTCCACTCCACTGCTTGTGGATCATAATTGCTTGACTGGCTCTGCTGTTTCTGTTGGGTCTGTTGCTGGGCCTGCTGTTGTTGCTGTCTGTATTCTCTTTCTTCCAGAGTTCTTTCGTACTGAGCAAGCTGACTCCTGTTCTGCTCAACATTGTTAAGATCAAGCTGAGACTTACTTAAAATCTCTTGGGCCTCTAGCATTTTTTCTTTATCGCCCGAGTCATAGGCAGATAAGTAAGATTGCTTGGCTAATTCTGTTTGCTTCTGTAACTGCTGCTCTGTGGCATCGTAAGTATTTTTATGAATGTCTACAGAGTTTTTATCTCTGGCATTTACAGTTGCAATAAGTCCTTGACGTTCTGACTCTAACTGAGCAATTCGTTCCTCTCGCTCATTCTTCTGCTTGACCAGTTGCCTTATTCTTTTCTCTGCGCCCTTGGTCTCAATACCATCTAGTTCAGGAAGAGCCTCTTTGGCTTGCTCTTCTTTTGCTTCTACAGGGGCAGCTTCTTTTACTTCTGGTGCAGCGTCTTCAATCTCAAACTCTACTTTTTCTTTTTCAGAAGAATCCGCAAGATCAACTTCGTTCCAGTCTGTTAGCTCTTCTGCTACATTTTCTTTAACTTCTGCTTCTTGTTCTTCGCTCATTTATACTTTCTCCATAGTTGCGAAACTAAGATTACGCAAGTCATAGTACATAGTAACATTATTACCATACTTAGTTGCCTAATACAAGAGTGGTATCTAAATCTTCTGGATCACTGATTTTCATCAGAATCTGATCATCAAAGAGAAGAAGCATTTTTACGCCCTTGTATATAAATTTTGTACCGGAAAGTTTCTGGTAGCAGACGTAGTCACCTTCTTTGCACCAGGCCCCAGCAAGAAACTTAGCTGTATCTTCGTAGGCCAGCGTTCCTACTTTAAGAACTCTGCCAACAGTGGTGAGGTAGGCAATATCATCTCTGGCTTTCTCTGGTAGGAGGATACCTCCTTTTGTCTTTTCTTTAATAGAGGTTGGTCGGACAAGAACATGATAACCGGGAAGGCCTGGAAGAACCTCTGGGTCCGGCACATCATTCTTTGTAATCCACGCATCATTCGTAATAGCCCCGCCTAGTTGAGGATTAATCATTAGCTTCTTCTCTCTCCATTCTATTATTGACAATACGTCCTAGTTCTGATGAAGCCCACTCAATTCCTGATATAGTACCCACCAGTTGCTTATATTGGTTATAGTCTTCTACTTGTCCTGTTGCAAGCAAAACTTTTAATTGTTCTTGTTGTGCTAAAAAAGCCTGCCTGATCTCTTGAAACATATCCATAATATGATAATCATACTACCTTTGATCTGGTCATCCTACGTTTTTTTTTAGACGGTCTCTTTTTAGACTGCTTAGAAGTAGACATGGCTATGGCCACAGCTTGCTCCTGTGGGTAGCCTTCTCCTCTTAATTTTTTAATGTTAGCTGTGATGGCTTTCTTACTTTTACCAGGGGTCAGGGGCATACTAAATAGCTTTCGGTTCATAGGGGTTAGGGTTACTGGCCAGCCTGCCGCCTGTGGCAGCTTGTCTAGCAGGCTCCATGCTTAGAAGAGCAGTGGCAGTATCTTCCATTCTGTTTCTGATACCTGCTCTATTGTTCTTCTTAGCATTTCTATATTCATCGTTATCCA